TCGGGAATCCACGCCAAGCACTACGCATTCAAGCACCGCTACAACCTCTCCTGAACCAAACGAAGCGGCGGCGTGGAATGACACGCAGCGAAAGCACGGGAAACAGCGGCCCGCAGCCAAAAGCAAGAGCGGCACGCACCGATTGAATCAACAAACCGATTCCCGCTTCACCACTCTCCCACCACTACAAAACGTAATCCACCACCACCATGTCACAAGGACTTATCCAGAAACCCAAAGACTTACTCAACTACCTTGAGAAGTCGAAAAACGCCATCGCCATGGCGCTCCCGAAGCACCTGAACCCCGACCGCATGATGCGGTTGGCGCTCACGGCTTTCAGCACCACTCCCGCCTTGAGGAACTGCACGCCGCATTCCATCCTTTCGTCCATCGTCGTCGCCTCTCAGGTCGGCTTGGAGCCAGGCATCGCCGGTCAGGGCTACCTCATCCCCTACAAGAACACCTGCACGTTCGTCCCCGGCTGGCAAGGTCTGGTCGGACTGCTCAACAACACGGGACGCGCAACCGCATGGACCGGCAGCGTTTTTGAGGGGGACAACTTCAAGTGCCAATACGGCAGCGATCCGAAGCTGATTCACGAACCCGGCCAGAACTATGGCGACCCGGACAAGCTCACGCACGTTTATGCCTGCGGCAAGGTGAACGGCAGCGAAATGCCGATCATCGAGTGCTGGCCGATGGCAAGGATCTGGAAGCACCGCGACCGCTTCAACAAGGTCGGGAAGCGGCATTACAGCTTCGAGCACCCGGAAATGTATGCCCGGAAAGTCGTGCTTCTCCAGGTTCTCAAATACCTGCCCCGGAGCATTGAACTCAACAACGCCATCGTCGCCGCCGATGCCGCTGAGTCTGGTCGATTTGTGAAGGTCGATGACGGCGGGATCGTGGTCGATGTGGACGCGAGCACCAGCGAAGCGCCCGACCAAGCCGCCGCGCCGATTGATCCGTTCGAGGGGCAGAATCAGCAGCAGGAAGAACAGTCCGCGCCCAAGCTCCGGAAAGCCGCCCCTGCGACTCCGCCCTCTGCCGATCCTACCGCCGAGCTTGACGCAATGCCAGACGCATCGTGGGGAGACGATAATACGGATGACCAGTTGCCGCTTTGATGGAACGCCCATGTGGATGCACCCGCACACGATTAAACTTATGGAAACCAACACAAATACACCCGAAGCCAAACAGCCTGCTAGTGCGGGTTGCATCTCACGACTTGTTCGGCCTCTTCCGGCTGTTGGCGATTACGTGCTTGCCACGAAATACGGCGATGGAGATCCGCAAGACCATTGGTGCGTGGGATTCTACGCAGGACTCACGAACCCCGAGAAATACGATCCGCCTCGCTATGACGTGGTGGACGGAGAGGGGAAGAACTTCCGAGGGAACGGATTCCGCCGAATCAAGAAGATCACGCCCGAACGTGGCGCATGGATGCTGAAACACGCCAAGGACATCGAACTGTCTGGAAGGTCGGTATGGCACTTTGCGCGATGCTCAATGAATCCTCTGCCGAACAAGGAGTTATCCCACCCATGACAAGGAAGCGATTTATCCTCAGGTCACGCGCAAACCGCTGGAACTCCGAAAGTTCCAGACGCGCAAACAAGGCTCGTTGGGATGCCGAGAACGCTCGCCGCGAGGCCGAGGCTCCGGCGAGAATCCGCGAGTTGGCGGAAATCGAGATTGCAAACCTCCCGCGCAGGCAAGGCGATCCGCTCGGATGCTTGCAATGGACTGATTTCCGCACGGGGCAAGTCCGCAGATGGACGATCCGAATTGGCGACAGGGCCGACCGAATCACCGTTGAATCTCCAAGCGGAACGCCATCCAAAAGCCACGGTTGGACATGGTTCCTGACACAACTCCGAAAACATCTCTCCTGATTGAATCCAAAAACATGAAAACCACCACCATCATCCCGTTTGAAGAAATCCCGCTGACCGTCGCCGCCAAGGGCGAGGTCATCACCAGCAACGTCTCTGAGTTCCGCGAACTCGTCAGGGCCGCATTGGGCGTCATCAACCGCTCGCCCTCCACCGACGAAGATTTCGGCCAAGCTGAACTCGACGTGAAGGCACTCAAAACCGTGGAAACCCGGATCGTTGAGGCCAAGGACAAGGCGTTGCAGGACGCGGAAACGCTCTACTCCTTGCTCAAGGAACTCGATGAAACGTCAGCAGAGGTCCGCGATGCCCGATTGACTCTTGAAAAGACGATCAAGGACAAGAAGGAGGAAGTGAAGAATCAACTGGTGGAGGAATACTTGGCCCTCTACGACATCGACCCGCGAGACGCCCGCCGCCAGTTCCTTGTCGGACTCCAGAACTCGGTGAAAGGCAAGCGGACGCTGGCCAGCATGCGCGAGTCGCTGGAGGTTTACCAGATGACCACGCAAGCGCAAATCAGCAAGGCGCGAGGCGTCATCGACACGTTCGTCAAGGCGCACGGTTCTGAACTGGTCATGGACCGCCGGGAACTTGAGTTGAAAGGTCCGGAGACGGTGGAGATGGAATTACGCCGCCGGTTTGATGTCGCCAAGGCCGAACGGGAGCGCAAGGCAGCGGAGGAAGAAGCTTGCAAGGCGCGGATGGAGGCGGAAGCGGCCAAGAAAGCGGCCGAAGCTGCCGCTGCGCCACCACCCCCACAAAACGTCACACCGATCCGCCAAGATCTTCCGGCAGTTCCGCCAGCACACATGACCCGCCCGGAAGCTACGGAAGCGGAGGAATGGGCTGCATTCCGTGGCGCGTTCTTTCAGGCGATGGGTCTGGTCAAGGTGGCGCGGGAAGGATTGAAGCACTCGGTGAACAAAGGGCGGGTGGCAAAGCTCGCGGAAGAAATCAACGCGGCATGGAAGGGGGTACAGCCATGAGCAGTCCCGCCCGCTTCATCCCGAACGCCGAAGCGAAAGAACGCATCGGGAAGCAGATCAAGACGCTGGAGCAACTGGTCGATGCGTCTCGCGCCAAGCAGTCTGTCGCGTTTCGTCTTTGGCACCGTGACACGCCAATCGGCTACAACGGCCCGCATCCCGCAGGGTTCGTCGCCAACCGTATCGGAACCGACCTACTCATTCGTTTCCGGTGTGGAATCTACCTCTACAAACCCAAACCCGCCAAGCGCAAGGGAATCAGGAAGGGGTTCAAGCCATGAAGATCCACCACAACCTGCTTCAAGGCTCCGAGGATTGGTTCCGCATCCGCAAGGGGCGTCCGACCGCTTCCAATGCAGACCGCATCCTGACACCGACCGGCAAGAAGTCATCGCAGTGGCGAGATTACTCCATTGCCCTGATCGCGGAGACGTTCCGCAAGAACGAGCTTCCGGCCTTCGCCGGGAACCGCCATACCGACCGGGGGAATGAACTCGAACCGCTCGCCCGCGAAGAGTTTGCCCGCGTCATGCGATTGGAAGAGCAAGGGCTGGAACTTGTCCAAGTCGGCTTCGTCACCCGCGATGACCAGGTTGTCGGATGCTCGCCGGATTCGCTGATCTACCGCATCGAGGACGCTCCGATTGAAGAACGAACCCCGATTGCCGGGTTGGAGTTGAAATGCCCACAATCCGACATCCACGCCGGGTATGTGATCGACGGGGTGATCCCGGACAAATACGTCCCGCAGGTCCACTTCTCCATGGCTGTCACCGGGCTGCCTTGGTACTTTATGTCCTACTGCCCGCAGCAACTCGAAGGTGACGTTTTCATGGTCCCGCTGATTGTGAAGGCGGAACCGGACGACTACACCGAGAAAATGCGGCAGGCGATTGATGAGTTCGTCATCTACTACGCCGAGGCCCGGAAAAAGTTCATTCCGGTGCTTCAAGGGAACGCCAATGTGGAGTCATCCGGCCCGACGCCGCGCTCCGATAACTCTCCAACCATTGAAACACCATGAAAACACTGATAGAAAACGGGGACGGATTGGTCTCCCACAACTTGTTCGACGATTCCAGAGTGGAAATCACGCCGAACTCCGTGAAACCTGGAATGCACATCACCATCCTACGCTGGCTGCACGTCAGGGACTATTCATGGGTCGGTGATGTCCTGCATGTTGTGGCCGTGAATGCGCCGTTCATCGTGGTCAATCTCCGTAGGACGCACCTAACATCACGGATGGTTATCGACACGCGAAACGTGGCGCTCCGGCAACTCTCGGAAGACTTTGTCGAAGCCGCCGAGGTCGCGCCGTCAACTCTTCCGTCGAACGATTGAGCTATGGCACGCCGCAAAACAGACTCACAACAAAGGAAACTAACTACATGGGAACTTCGACACACGCCGCCCCGCCCGTTGCCTCTACCGACTCGTTCGCCGTGGTGGATTCCCACATGCGATTGCACTACCGGAAGGGGCTGGACGAAATGGAAATCTCCGACGTGCCGGGATACTGGCGCGACCGGGAACCGAAGATGCACACCGGGCACCCGCTGCATGGGTGTCTCGGATGCTCGGGGCCGTTCCGTGCCACATACACTTATTACGACTCGCCGCGCCGTTATGGCCGATTCGCGAGTCGGACGCGGACATGGAAAATTCTGGCGAACTCATAAATCCTCCGACCGATACCGTGAACGCCACTCCGCTACCTCCTGAGACTCCTAGCCACGATGCCGGCCCGACACGGGGCGGGTATCGGTTAGGATCGAGCCTTGTTGTGCATCCTTATGCGACAACTCCGCTTGTTGTGCAAATTCCGAGAAAAATGCACGACAAACCAACTTTCCCGCTCCGAACCACCGAACGGCAACGCCGCGCGTCGCTTTGGATGAGGCTCAAGCCTCCAATGTAGGAGGATTCGGAGCGGGATCATTTTTGCGCAACG